AACTTTCGCCCTGTTTAATTTTTTTCTTTAATTTATCTTTATCAATTTTCATATATGATAATTATAAATTTTTATAGTGTTCAATCAAGCGGTTGAGATACCAAACACTCTTTTCTAAGTCTTGTATATTAGCGTCCTTATACTTATGTCTATGCAAATACTTAACTGCATTACCTTCTAGGTACGCTGGAAAGTTGCTGCCTAATTGTTGTTTGATGTAGTCAATACATTCAACGCCACCCTTGTTGTAATGCGGTGGTTTGTTTACTGGATCATTCATTTGCCTCTCCTTATTATTTCATTCCTACACTTCTGGACTATCTTGGGCTTACTGTTAGCTGCATCAATGTATTCATTCAGAGCATCAACAGTCATGCACTTTAAAAAATAATGCTCAGTAACATATTTGTTAGTCGTTCTATTCAACGTCTTTACGCTTGGTCTTAGCTTTATCGCCATCTTTTTTCTCCTTTTTCTTTTTGCCAAATATGGCATCAAAGTTCTTATCAAATTGTTCTTTATCTATATCCATTGGTCTTTGTTTAGATCCTTTTCCGTTCATGTTTTACCTATAGGTTTGATAATTATAAAATTTCATTAATAAACATTTAATTTATATTCTGCTGTTATGTTTTTATTAATTCTATTTTTAGCTAAATTAATATAATCTTTATTTAATTCTAACAAGATAGCATTGCAGTTGTTATTAACAGCAACCTCTGCTGTTGTTCCGCTACCACCAAATGGATCAAGAACAGTACCACCTTTAGGGCAACCAGCCCTTATACATGGTTCAATTAGTTTAGGTGGATATGTGGCAAAATGTGCCTCTTTATAAGGTTTAGTTGCTACAGTCCATACTGATCTTTTATTTTTCTTAGGTTGTGCTTTCATGTTTTTGAAACCATCTCTTATTTCAAAACCATTAAGACCTTTAACAGATTTGCCTATACTCTTCACACTATTAGGCTTGCCTTTTTCCCCTTTAGAATTAACAGTAATGCAATCCTCTTTTATTGCCTCATTGTTATAATAATATTTTTTATTTTTACTAAATAAAAATATATATTCATGTGCTTTTGTGCATCTATCCCTTACACTTTCTGGCATTGGGTTAGGCTTATGCCAAATAATATCTTGTCTCAATATCCAACCATCTTCTTGCATTGCAAAGGCTACTTTCCAAGGTATTCCAATTAAACTTTTAGGCGGTAATCCTGTTCTTTGCATCATAGTTCCGTGGCTTGATATGTTTCCGTACTTTTCTTGCATATTTGTTGATCTATTGGTTGATCCATTGTTTGCATGCGTATTAAACCCCTTTCCGTTTTGAGCTCCGTAACTATCACCCAGATTTAGCCATATAGTTCCATCATCACGAAGAACACGCTTAACTTCTTTGAATACATTGACCAGGTTATCTACAAAATCCTTTGGTGTTTGCTCTAAACCAAGCTGCCCCTCAACACCATAATTTCTAAGGCCATAATAAGGTGGACTAGTCACGCAAGTATTTATGCTTTTCTCTGGTAAGTTTTTTAAGGATTTTATGCAATCCCCAGAATATATATCTATTTTTATCATGTGTAACTAACCCTCTTAAACGTTATATCTATATCTCTCTTCTTAAATACTTCTTTAGCATCTATATAATCTGGATGCACAAACCTAAACAGCTCTTCCATGCTAAAAAGAATTACATCCTTGTCTTTACCATGAATTGATTTAAGGTTTGATAGTTGTAAATCTGAGTCACAAACAATAGCGATTTTGTTGTTCCTGTATTTGTAGCATCTGAAATCATCAGCTAATTTGTTATGGCCATTCTCTTTTGCCTTTTGTATTAGTGCCGAGTAAGCTCGATTCATCATTTCAATCATTTGGATTTTTAATTGGATATCGTCACCGCATAATGATTCGTCAAATAACATCTGGGCTTTGCAAAACTTAATTTCTAATTGAGCATGAACTAATTTAAATAATCTTTTCTTACCGCCCCATTCAGACTCAACAGAAGTTTCATAAGATCTAAACTCTTTTAATTGTTTTTTTAATGTTTCTATTAAATATTTTTTCATTAAAATTCTTAATTCCTAATACATATAGTGTGTATCTGTGTAGTCCTACGGACTACTACACACACAACACACATATATAATGTATGCGTACACACTTACACACGCTTACACACTTGTTTACACACTTGTTATTTTTACAATTCATGGTCAAAGTACTCCCTAAATTCTACCAACCTATAGCCTTGTACTCTTCCAGAATCTTTGTCCCTTTTTGCATGCACCACCACATTCGCAGCCTCTAATCTTTCAAAAGAATTATTAATATCATCTCTAGTAAATTCTTTGCCACTTATGTTAAATGATGCGTGATGTTCAAAATTTCCTGCTGTAAACCAAGTTATTGGCTTAACGTTATCTAAACCCATTGCGTACATAAGACCAGCAATTTTTTTATCTACAGCTAGATTAATTGCCTGTGTAGCTTCTTGGTTATCTGTAATATCCTCATCAGTTTCAATTAATAAACCAGACGTAACTTCAAAACCTTCCCCAAACAACACTTCTTCATGAAATTCAAACTTTTTCTCAGCCATTCCCATGCCATCTTTATTCTTAGTCTGCTTCATGGTAACTAACATAGAATCTTCGTTATCAGCCTTAGTGCCATTTCTCTCAACAATAAACTCACCATCAATACTTGCATCTAATACAGAAGAACCCCTGGCTCTTGTCTTATTGCCTCTGCCTGTATGGTGAACCATAAGAACAGTGCAATTAAACGTTTGTATTAACTGATCCGCAGCTTTAATAAACTTATTAACCTCTTGAGCAGAATTTTCGTCACCAGAAAAGCACCTTTGAAACGTATCCAAGATAACTAAACCTATATTGCCCACCTCTTTTTGTAATAGCGTTATCTCTGTTTCTAGTTTTTCTAGTTCATCTGCTTCGTTTATACGAGAGCCTCTATTAGATAAAAATAATGGCACTCCAGCCAATTTGCCTCCATATACTGACTGGTCATAAGCTCCAAGCCTTTGACGTATACCAGAGACACCTTCTCCTGCTAGATAAACTACAGGGGCTTGCGTTGCCTTATGTCCATAGAAATCACCGCCTCTAGCAATAGCACACGCCATAGCAATAGCAATAAAAGATTTTCCAGACTTTGGCTCACCAAATACAGTTATTAATTTTTCCTTCTCAAAGCAATTTTCAATTAACCAATCTGGGCTTTCAATCTGCGATATAACAAAATCTGCCCTTTCAAATCTCAATGCTCCTTTAGGTATTTTTTCTTTTTGCTTTTTAACAAAAAATTCTAAACTTTGGGAATCATCAAAATACTTACTTTCATAAGCATCATAAAGATCATCCTTATCAGCAAAATCCTCAGGCGGAGTTATTATCTTTACATTAGTACAGTTATTGGCTCTTAAATGCTCTGATATTTCAAATGCAGCTTTTTTACCTGCTGCGTCATTATCTGGCCATATCCAAACCTCTCTGCCATATATAGGACTCCAATCTGTTTTATTCCATCCTGTAGCCCCACCATGCCAGGTGCAAACGTCATAATCATATATTTGTGTACTGCCATATAACGCCTTCTCACCCTCGCCAATCAAAACAGGTTTCTTTGGGTGATTATGAGTTATATATAATGGCAACAATCCTTCTGGTCTTTTCATAGACCAAGTTCCATCAGGATTTAAGCTAAAAGGTGCGTATTTCATGGGTAAACTAGAATTTCTTAACACCATAAAATTATCTGAATATTTTAGCTTAACTTCTGACTGCCTATAGAGATCAACCATTTGCTCTCTAGAGAATGAACGCCCACTACTAGTAGATTTGGCAATGGGGGAATTGCCTAAATCTGAGGAGTTAATAGATTGTAATGGGCGATCAAAACCAAACTGTTTTAATGTTTCTGCAACATCTCTTCCGTATTGCTCAAGCAGCCAAATGACACCGCCACCAGCTCCTAATTCAAAATCATAAAAAGTACCTGCTTCAAGGTTTAGTGTAAGAGAGCCTTTATTATTCCAACGCCATTCGTCTGACTTTTTAAATTTAGGCTCACCTACTACCTGGACTGCTATTTCTGGTGCAATCCTCTGCCAATCAAGATGATCCACTTAGAATGGGATATCATCAAAATCTAATCCATTTTCTTTCTCTGCTTCTGCTGCAAGAGCTTTAACATCACTATTCATACTCACTTGACCATCAGCAATCAATGGCTCTGCATTATCCCAAACAGGAACAACAAAGTCTGCTGGCCTATCTTTCCAGCCTAAAAACTTAAATAAAGGTACGTTTATTGTTATAGCCTTTAGATCAATAGACTCATGCTGGTTTGTGTATTCAAACACTGGTACTTTGCCTTTGTTAGCTTCTATATCTTTATAGAACTGAACTGCAATCTTTTTAAATGCCTGGTACTCACCAAAACTAAACCTAGACCACAAAAAGCATTTCTTATCATTAGTAAATAAATTAATACTAAACGCTTCTTTATATCCTTCCTCTGGTTTAGGTATCTTTATGAATGGTGTATCACTGTACTCAGTATTATAAGATCCATTCCACATACCCCAACCTGTTTTGATAGTATCTGGACAAATCATTATCTTTTCCAGCTTCACTTCTTCGTTGTTTGAGTACCATTGTTTATCAGCATTTTTGTGCATAATAAAATTAGTACCTCCACCGCTATTATCATTACTAAATATATCTTCCATTCTCACTCTCCTTTTAATGTATGGTTCTATCGCCCATACTGTTTATATAAATGC